GGGAATTTGCTTGAGCTAGTTGTTGATACGTTGTTAGATATTGTACCGGTGATACTGCTGTATTTACTAATTCAAATAACTGTTTTGTAACTCCGGTTAATGTTTGTGTTATATACGCTTTAAATGCACTTGCATCTGTTAATCTAGTACTAATTTGTGCAGTGGTTGTATCTGTTAGTGATGTTATAGTTGTTAATTGCTGCAACGTTTGTAAATCAAATCCATAATTAAAATTTTTAATAGTATTAATTAGATTTATTTCATTTCTAAATAAATCTTCATATGATGGATTATTTGATTCTAATATAAATTTATCCAACGCCTCACCTAACTGTTGTACTTCTTTAATTTTTTGTGAAATATCCTCTCTTACTATTTCATACAATTCAGTTAATGTTTCTGGAAGTTCTTTTATTTCTCTAGTTGCTTCTTTTATCTGATCGGATATGCTTTTTATTTGTGTTTTTAGTTCTCGAGCTCTTAACGCTAGTTGTTTGCCTGTCTGTATTAATCCCTTAATGCCACCCTTTTGCACTTTCAATTCCTCTGTTAGAAAATAGGCTTTGATTATATTTTCCATAAATCTACTTTTAGCATCTATGGTATTATAGAAAGTATTTCCAATAGGGTAAGCTGCTCCTAATAATGCAGGAGCCGGTAGAGTAAACGGTATACCTTGCGGAGCTCCAGTTTTTATTGTAGCTACATAATATCTAGTGATTAATCTAGCCCAATCTGTTGCATTTCTTACCTTTCCTGCATCTAATTCTGCTAGTACTGGTTGTATGAATGATGTTTCAAAATTTATAGGCATAATAATTTATCGTACTGTCGGTGGTTTTCCTGCATCTTTTTCATTTGTGTTCGCTCTAGGACTAGCAGCTCTGTTTGTTGGTGTAACTTGTGGTGAACTAAATAATAGTGGTTCTACAACTCTTACAATCCCATCAACTGTATAGCCTCCCCAGTTAAATGGTGTATAATATTTTACCTGGTTTCCCTCATTTCCTCCAATTGTATTAATTTTATAATTAGTATAATCAACAGAGTACGCTATGTTTATGTGGCCTTTAGTATATACAATCATATCACCAGGTCTTACATAATCATAAAATACCGGATCCTTATACGATATACCGTTTAATCTCTTTCCAAACCCACCTTTTATCGCGTTAGTTAGTGTTGCAAACACATTACCGCTTAAAACACCATATACCGAACTTTTTAGATACTGCTTATATAATTTTGCTATTTCTTGATCGGTAGCAGATACTTTATCATATGCTTGTTTCCAGACCAAGTTTGTGAAGAAATTACACCATGCAGATCCTTGCCGCCATCCAACGACACTCATGTTATTTTGGAATGTAGGGTTTGCCCATCCTAAGTTATCTGCTGGATTTTCTGATAATCTATCTGGATTTGCGTAAAAGCTATATGCTACATCTATAATAGCTTTCCGCATAGGTGTTATGTCTTGATTTGACATAGGTGGTATTGCCGCATCATTTCCACCTCCACCAGTAAAGCCACCACCGCCACCAAAGGATCCTCCAGATAGTATGCCAGTAAATGTGCCAGTTGTATTTGTGATTGTTGCTGGTGGATCAGGTGGTTTATCAGTTGATTCGTGACTTACTCCATCGATAAATGTAGATGTACTCAGTATTTCAGGTAATCTAGCTTGTAAATTAGCTAGGTCATATTGTGCGTCTTCTCTAAAATAACCTAATCCAACTGGAGTTACTATTCGAGCATTCTTTATTACTACTAATAAATCTTCTATTATATTCGCTGCTTTTATTCCTAATACGAGTGGTTCGTATGGTTGATCCGGAGTTGGATCTCCTTTTGTTTTAGGTTTTTTTGTTTCCTTTGCAATTGGTTGGCCATTATTAGGTACTCCTAAATAAACACCATCCTTTGCTGCCAGTGTTGTACTTGAGTCAGAGTCTAAGTTTACAGCATTGCCAGATGATATTGATACACCAGCTTTACCAAACAACATTAAATAATCCCTCTTTGAATTTATAGTAATTCTATTGGAGTTTAATAAAATTTGTGGAATAGTTTTGACAATATTTGTAAAACCTACACTATCCTTCGTTATTGCTAAAACCTTAGTTATATCCTGTTCCGTTATTTTGAAAGTTGACTCATAGTCAAGATCCTTCATTGGGAAATCAATCGGCTGTAGTTGTGGGATTTGGAATTGAGCTGTGCCTTGTTCTCCTGCGCTTGACATTGGATTTAAAGCACCATTAGATTCAACTCTTTTAAGTATGTCTTGATATGTGTAGGTTGTAGCCATTAATTAAACCTGTTAGACTGGTACTCCTATTAATGCTGCGATTTTGAATGCTCCTTGTCTTACTAAAGAGTTTGGTGCTGATCCAGGATTGTATCCAACATTCATTCTGCGATCTATAACAACTTTGGCTAATTGATTTGGATCAGTTACACCTCTTGCAACTGCTTGATTAAATGTTTGTGCAAATCTTTGAAACCAACCAGGTCCATTCCAACAAGCATATACGAAATTAAAATAAAGTCGACCATCACTCTCTACTATCTGTCTGGATTGTGCTGATAGGTAATTTTTTGCGTTACGATCATAAGTTGGATATATTATCTGGCCGGCTAATTCTCGTAGCTGCGCTTCTAATGGACCACCGCGATATCCCCACTTCCACGTAGTTGATGCATTTGCTCCATCAATTAATGCCCAAAACTGCTTACCTGCGGTTGTTGTATTGATTGATCCGCCAGCTTTTCTATCGATACCAAACATCGTTTCTCCACTACTTCCATATCTACGATCGTATGGCCAACCAGCTGCTTTAGCCAACGTTGGATTACTGAACCATGCATCACTCCAATAGCCTCCTTCTAATTTATCAATTACTGTTGCAACTACGGTACTATAATCCTTATCGGCTGCTGTTATTGCTTGTTTTGGTAATGCTCCACCACCAAATCCTCCTCCACCACCACCAAAGGATCCTCCAGAGCCTATGATTATCCCCGTAGGATTTGTAATTGTTGTTGGTGGACTAGGTGCTGGATCTGTTGACTCGTGACTTACCCCATCAATAAACACAGCCGTACTTAGCATTTCTGGAATTCTAGCTTGTATATTTGCTAAATCGTATTGTGCGTCTTCTCTGAAATAAGCTAGCCCTGCTGGTGTTGCAATTCTTGCATTTTTAAGTATTACTAGCAGATCCTCTAATAAGTTTGCTAATTTTATGCCAAGTGTTAATGGTTCGTAAGCTTGATCTGGTGTTGGATCACCTTTTGTTTTAGGTTTTTGAATTTTTGGCCATGCTTCAACTCCTTTATTTGGTACTCCTAAATATATTCCTTCGGTAGCTGCTATTGTTGCACTTGAATCAGAATCAATATTCACTGGATTTTGAGATGATATTGCTACACCCGCTCCACCAAATAACATCAAATAGTCTTTTTTAGTATTAATAATTACTCTATCGGAGTTTATTAATATTTGTGGTGAATTAACATACGTATTTGTGAATCCTACAGAATCTTGAGTGATTGATAGTACTTTGGTTATATCTTGTTGAGTAGATACAAACGTTGACTCATAGTCAAGATCTTTCATTGGAAAGTCAATTGGTTGTAGCTGCTGTATTTGAAACTGCATGCTACCACCGTCTACACCTCCAGCCGATGAATTCATTGGATTCAACGCTCCATTAGCTTGAACTCGCTCGTATATAGTTTGGTAGGTATAAGTTGTTGCCATTTTAGACTGTTATCTTTAATGTTTCATAAATCTTTCCTTTTTTCTCTAGATAGGCTTTGAGGTTATCTGGAAATGTGTACAAGCTCTTCTTATTGTAGTTAAAATTTTCATTAACCACTACAACATAATCTAAATTTGATCCTGGATTATTGATGAATCTACCCATCCAACCTTCCTGAAATTCCGGGAAATTTTTTATTAACGTATTAATAAATGCAGCTCTCTTAGCTAAGAGATCCATTGTAAATTGTGGACTTTTATCTTTTAAACCTACCATAAATGAAATCCAGGTTGAGTCATTTCCATTCCATCCATATGTTTTAGCTAGGCTGTTGATGCCTGCAGTTTCATATATTATAGGACCGCTTGTCCATGAAAATTCAAATAACAGATAACCTAAATAAGGATCTATTGCTGCCACTGCTGCAGAGTATCTACTTACATTTCCAGATAAAACAAACCATATCCATAAAGCCATTGCTTTTTGATCTGTTAGTAATTGATATAAGTATTGCTGGCCTTGTGTATCATCAGATTTCCATTTAGGTAATACTTTATCTACATTTGTAACTGCAGTTTTTATCTCTGGGATATTTGTAGCTACTAATATAGCATCGAATTGATCTCTAAATAGTTTTAATGTAACACCCTTCATCATAGCACCTCGAGGATCTTTAGGATGATTAACCCAACCACTATCATGCCTTTGTGTCATTGGTACTATTTGATTTTCAATGAAGCTGGCCATAATTGTTTGTGGTACTACTGCAGTATCGGCAAGTGCTTGTTGTGCATTGCCGGCTAAACTGAGTGTGCTGCTATTTTGTTGTGCACCTTGTATTACGCTGCTAGCAGCATTTAATCCACTAGTAGTATAACAACCGGTTAGTAATTTATCTGTAAGCGTTGTATAGTTTGTACCAATTGCCGTAATGAGTGCATTGACTGCAGTTGTTACATCGGGAGATACTGTAGGCGGTGTTTCGTATGACATAAAACATTTATTGTATTTAATTATAATTTATGGGCCGGTTGGCTCTATACCACCTGCACGTGGATTTAAACTACCTGCACCTTCTGGTAGATCATCGCCTACCGGAGTTGATCCATTTGGAGTAGCTACCGATTGCGATACTGCAGATCCGGAAGCTGCGGATCCTGTTGCTGCTGATGTTAGTTGTGAGTCTACTGATTGGCCCATATCAACTACCTTTTGGTATATTAAAGTTCCATCCTCATTATTTGATATTGTATTTCGAATATTTGGATCAGTACTTTTATCTTCAATTCTATATATTGTACGCCAAGAATACATATTAGTACTGCAGCTAAGCCTCATTTCAACTTTTTGAGTACTACACAAATATATTGAAGAATTATCTTCGTTTATGTTTTCGGTAGTGTATGTAATCTTATTTTGTGGGTCTATGTTATCGTGTACGCGGTGTATCACTATTGGCGCACCAGATAGACCATCGTTAGACCATGCATTATCACCTTTTTTTGTAGTACTTCCAAATCTTATAGATTGACCATATCTTCCTTGGTGAATCACATCCCCCTCATAAGGCTGTATAATTGGTCTTTCTTTTACGGTTGGTGCTACAACATTATTATTATCAACAGTCGCTTGTATATATGAGTCTCTATTTTTTAATTTACTATTGTATTTCTGTAATAAATTATCTAGAAATTCTGTTACTGGCGCTGTCGCGACGGTAGGTGGTAATGTACTAAGACCAGCCAAGCTTGATGGTAGTGGAGCTCCGGTTGTTGCGCTATTTATTAATCCACGAGATGTATTAACATCAATATTAAGACCAAATGGTGTAAAATTGTTAGTTGGTTGTGCTTTTGACGAAGTCCTCTTATCTGTTACATTCGGCAATGAGTTGTATGTAATACTACCATTTTGAGTTGAGTTTATTTGATAGAAGAGTTTCTTCTGAGGTTCTCCATCTTCGTTTACTTCCTCCGAGTTTGATAAAAAGACAAACACAATCTCACCAGGCAATGGATATGCCAACATTTTACGATCGGCTGGCCATGCGCAATCTTGCACGTCCTCATCCTCAATCCTATTAGATTGTAGTACTGGTTTAATTCGAATCTTACCAATATCTTGTGGTCCTTTGTAGGGAAAAACGCCGTCGATTGCATCTGATTCTTTAAGCATTATATCTAGAACCATACACGGTCCAACAACTGATTGTGCTGGGGGAGTTATGGGTGCATATGCAGGTTTTGCATATATCTCACCTAGTCCTTTAAATAAACTCATACGGCTTGCTTATCTAATAAATCCTGTGCTTCTTGCATTAGTTGATTGCGTTCAGCTTCTGATAAGCCTCCTACACTTTCATCTTCTTTTCCGGAAGCAACTAATAATCGCTGGACAATTGCTGCTAATCGCACTAGATGCTCATCATTTTTCACAGAAACTTCCAGATATTCCTTAATTAAAGGAACCATTGCAGCTGCGTCATTTACACTTTTAATAAGTGGTTTTAACTGATCAATAAGTCCTTTAATTTGCTCATCCTTCTTTCTACTATTATTGTAGATATCCTGCATTAAGTCAGAAAATGATTTGCCTCCAAAAATAACAGCGTCTTTATCCATGCTTATAAATAATGGGCATTCTAGAATTTAGATATTGGCTCCGGCGCTTTTTGAATATCCTCAATTAACTCATATAATGCCTGTATCCTAACTCCAGCAATCCAAGCATCTATATTATCATAGTAGCCATCCTTTTCAAGTTGTTCGTGATTTGCTGTAGCTACATCAAAATGGTAAGCAGCCATGTTAGGTCCGCCTCCAATATTTTCCCAAGCTTTAATTTCCCATTCTAGAAACTTTAAAAGCCTTTCCTTACTATACTGTATAATCATTAATATATTATTTGCTTAGGTATAAAGCCTAATCTATCGTAGTCCTCATACATTCTTCTATACTTTTCCTTTAGAGATTTTACAACTCTTGTTATTTGTTGTGTCGAAGCATCTGTCATCTCTCTAATGTATATATACAAAGCTTTCTTATTAAAGATCTCTAAAGTTTCTCGACGCCTAAACAACTCAACTACTGCAGCTGCTATTGATTTATCGACTCTTTTTTCGTAACAATAATCCAAATTACTATCCCAGTAATCTACAAATTCACTAATAAATGAAATCATATTTATATCATCTGATTGTGCTATTGACATTCTTGATGAATCTGCATAGTTGTCTATCTTATCGTGTTGAGTAAGCTTTTTAAAATTCTTTTCGTTTTGAAGTATAAAATAGTTTTTTGCAACAATAGAATAATAGCTAAAAGCCTTACCTTTATCCTTTGTAAAGTTGGGTAGCTTCTCGATCAAGAAAGTTACAGCTTCGTGTTGAATTGTCGATAACTCTTGATTATCGGTATAATAAAACTTATATGTGTGGATTGTATTTTCAACTAATTTATCTAAAGCATATTTGATTTCTTTCTCGTAGATTCTACTACGCTCCATCGGATCCTCACACTGATTATACTTGATTATACTTTCATCCACTTCGGGACCAAAGTACATTTTCTTTTTAGCTGTTCTTGGCTTCCTTTTCTTCGGTATTGACATATCTTGACATAAAATTACGTATATCCTCAGTACATTCTTTTAATGCTTCGAACGTATACCCAACTTCATCATCAGCTTGAAAAGATCCTCTTTGATCAATTTCTTTCATTTTGTAATTTACTTCCAAAATCTTCATATAAACTGCTGATATAAACTGCACATACGCTTCTGCATACTTAACTGCCTGATTATACTTATTATAATTAATATACGCAAGATACCCGGTAATTCCAAGGATTATTACAAGTAATGTGATTATAGTTGCTGCTATCATTCGAATAACTTATTAAATAGTTGTTGTAAATCCTCTTTTTGTGACGGTGAGATGTCGGCTGGTATAGTTGCTCTTGATTTGGCTGGGGGTACTTTTTGCTGTGATCCTATATTTCTATCCCACATCTCAAATTCAATCCTGGCTGCCATGTGATCTGCATGATGTAGGATTATAGGTAGATTAGATCTCAGCTTCGATTCTCTGCTGTGGGATATATAAAAGGGTTTATTGGCATCATCATACAATCCATCATGCAAACGAATGCCTAAGTATTCATTTAAGCTAACTTGTATACCTGCTTCTTGTAATAAGAATAAGCTTCTTTCAGGTACCGGTAGGAATGGATTTGCTGGATTATACTTGTATAGCTTTCCTAAATTCTTTCTATGCCACTCAGAATCATTAGGTAGGTATTGTTCAGCTTCTTGAGTTCCAATCTTACCTAAGTCATGGTTCAATGCAGCAAATACTAATTCTTCATCTGTGTAGTTGATATACGCACCCGACTGTGCCCATAAAAATTTAATCGATAAGGCGCAATTAACAACCCGAATAACGTGATCAACATATCCGCCAGGAAATGCATTGTGGTGATGATCTGTACTTGATGCCGGCATTAGCATAATTCTTTCAGCGTGATTCTGATAGAATTCTATAAGCTTTTCTTTACGGGGACTTGCTATGTGTTCATCGATGATTGCTATGAGGCGATCAAAGTTTTCTTGTAACTGTTCTGCAGTAAAATTCATAACTTAACTTGTAGTTTTTTGATTTGAGTTTCTATTTTCTTTTGTTGAGTCTTGCGAGATTCAGCCTTTAACTGCTTCTTCAACTTACCAATCTTTGCAGCTACTTCGGCTTTTTCTTCTGCCTTCTGCTTAGCGGTCTTCTTTGGTTTTACGATAATCTGAGTTGGTTCCAGAGATCCTTTAAGTCCAGGCTGTTCTATACCTTTCTGATATACAGTACCGTCAGCATGTACAAATTCCTTCATAAACCGCCATCCTTTTGGATAGCCAATTCGTTTCTTTTCTGATTTAGGAGCAGCGCCCCACATTGTTTCAATCACGCACATATGACAAGTTACTTGTGCAGCGCGTGGGTCAACTTTTACCGGAGATCCACATAAGTGGCAATCTAATGTAGCCATAAGAGAGTTATTATAAATTAGTAGGTAAACATACTAATAAATTTAACACGAGACAACATTAATTTGTAGTGCAAGGAGGAATAATAAATCTTGTATCGATTATAGCTGTATGTACATACTGACCGTCAATTCTATGCTTAGCCCTATAAAAGGGTATATCGCCGTTTATATAATGTGTGTATAGTAGCGATTCGTCGACTAACTTCTTTTTCTTGGAGTACAACAACACAATATGATCTGATTGTATATAGTTAACAATGTTAGGGTCATCTAAAGCCAGCTTTAAGTCTTGAACACAATTCATATCATACAAATAGAACTCATACAACGACTTATTGTATTCCGGATCAAATCTTAAACCAACACTATCAATATCAAATGGCATATCTAAATTCATAACCGTTTGAGCCATCTTAAATTCAGCTTTAATATTACCGAAAAATCTAGACTCAACTAGTTTTGAGTAGTTTGACATAACCATTATTTTTTACGTGGACGGCCGGGTTTAGTAACTTGCTTAACCGCTTCAATTTCACAACGTCGCAATAACTCAGCAGTCTTCTCAGCCAATTCAAGCTTTAATGCTTCGTTAGTTCTCGCTAAATACTCCGCATAATCAATAGCAGCCTTAGACTTCAGTTTTTGGGATTCTAAATCCTCTTTCAGTGTACTTCTTTCTAGTAGCAAGTAGACTACCGCTCCTGCGAGCGCAATTGTTCCAATTGATAATAATAAAACCATAATTGTTTTTATTTTTAATTTCTAAAATTTTTACCAGAAAGTCAACAGCTAAACGTCTATTTCTGTAGTTTTTTCTAATTTTTCTACTTTATTTTTTCCGCCAAAGAAGAAAAGTAAATTTTCAGCTGTAACTAGTCCTAACAAAACGCTAATAAATATATAGTCGATTGCTATAATCGAATCTATATTTGTTGTATTCGCAAACTTATAATGGGCTATCGTAACTAATATCATCGTCCAAACAGCACTAACCTTACGCAAGCTTGCACTATCAGGCTTTGTATCTAATGCTCCGAAAATATACAAAAAAATTCGCTTGACTATATTCCAGATCTTCATATTAGTTACCTATTCTAATTAATCTACCAGCTAGATCATACATAGCTTTATTATAAATAGCTTGTGTGTTGTAATTAGTGTATATCGTACTGCTGATAGTTGTATTGCCGTTATAATCATATTCTACAACTCTAATATAAACAATACCACTATAAGGTGGTTTTATCTGAGTGTAATAAAATTTATCGGTAGAGCTGTTTCCTGATGCATCAACACTTGCTGCTTGTCTCCAGTACTGTAAATCATAGCTGTATTCCACAGTGAAGTAATGACTATTTTCTTCAGATAAAGTTACCCAACTAACTTGAATAACATCATTTAAAGGTTCCGCTCTAACTAAGCCAAAATCGACAGCAAGTGCAGTTGATGATAAAAAGTAAGGACAGAAGTTATCTACATATACAGTTCTTATATCAAATCTAACGTAATATAACGAACTATCCAATCCAGAAACTGCTTGTCCTTGTGAAATCATAATACAATCAGAGTTGTAGATTGACAAATTTGTCACAGTTAGTGGATATCCTAATGGTGAGGAATATCCCCAATAGATAACGCCATTTCTACCTTGAGGGTAAAAACGCATATAAATTGTTGTATCTGATATAGAATCAGAAATGCAGTAGCCACCTAAATACAATTGGATAAATTGTGGTACGGTGTTTTGGAAGTGCTCTAAACTTTGAGAATTTGGATCGCAGGCTGTTTGTGCAAAACCTAGTGAAGCCTGTAAGAAAAGCAAAACCACAAACAACCTTTTTAAGGCATTAAGTGGTTTCATGGTATGATTTTCTTATAAATATGGGGACTCTTACAAATAAAATATTTTATCTAAAACTAATTTTATGATGCTGTTAGTACTTGGTAATGTGCCATTATCACAAAGTATGTGAAACTAGCGCCATTATTAACACTGGTAATGCTAACTGCAATATTATTAGTAACTGTATCGCTTGTTGCAGTAAAAGTACTAAGCTCAGCCTCATTGCTAGAATTACACACAGCATAAGCCTGTCTTGTATTACTGAATGTTGTAGGTATTGGTAAGCTTAAATTAAAGGTTGTGCTACTAGAGTCGGGAGCCATTGAGATCTCCAAAGGCTGTGTAACAACAACAGTATCGCCAGATCTGCTATAAATACAATCCAGACTAATTACTACCGTAGCATCATCCGTTACGTTAGATGCACTAAGCATCGTTGCACCACCATAGCCATTATTAGTCAAATAGGAAGCTGTTAATGCTAAGCTAGCTGTCAGTTTGGAAATGGTACTAATAGTAGAGCTATTGCTATTTTGAAGGGTTAGTTGGCCACTACCATTATTTGCAAGCGAAGCACCGAGTGTAGTTGAATGTGAAGAAGTGAGTGCGTAGGAAGATGTGCCTACTATAGAACCAGTAAAAGATCCACTAAGAGATGATAAATTTATACTAGATGTAGCTCCACCTAGTGTTGTAAAAATTAAGCTACTACTAATAAGTGATGCTGTCTGGTATAGAGTGTCATAACTTTGACCAGCTGATTCAACATTTTGTCCTTTGTAGCTTATTGCCATCTAACTACCCTCACTAAAGTATCTGATATTGAACATATAGATATACGGTACCCAAGCTAGCCCCCGTAGTCGAAGCTACAGCATTAATAGATAAATTATCTGTAGCTGCGACCGAATTACCATCCACTTTAGCTAAAACACCACTTGATAAACCAGTATATATGCCTGCGCATCTTGCGTTAAACCCACTTGCAAAATTAGATGGAATCGGTAAATCTAAATTAAAATCAGTTTGAGTTTGTCCAGCTGCTAAACTTATTTGTAGAGTTATTAGCATCGTAACAACATCATTTACTCTTGAATAAAATGAAGATAGCGCACTCACATTCCCTGAATTTGTAACATTGGTTGGAGTTGGTGTATAAATTCCACTATCAAACTGTGCTGACGAAGTATAAAATACCTGACCAGATCCTGTATTATATGTTAGTGTATGTCCAGATCCGGCACTTGCGGATAAAGATTCTGATAATATCAAATTTCCGACTATTTTAGTTGCCATATATTAAGTTGTTGTAACGGTTCTCCAAGCGGTACCATTCCATATTCTAATTCTATTATTAGTAGTATCATAATACATAGATCCAGTCGTAAGTGTATTATTAGCACCATTTGGATCGCTTGGATTGTGTGGTATGCGCATACTACCAGATTGGTTATTATCCACAGTAATTGCAAATACTGTCTTTCTGCCAGACACATCGACACCACCACCCACTCCAAATAATAAACCTTGTGGAGCTCCATCTGGAGTATTTGTGGCGAGATTGTATTTGCCGACAAATGTTTGAAACTGTGATGATGCACTTAAATAAAAACCTATTAAATAGCTATTAGCTTGTGTTGAAAAGTGGTTACTGCCTATTGCAACTGCTGTAGCATTTGTCATTCTATTATTATTACCAACAACTAAAGTACTAGATCCAGAATTTTGATTATTTTGACCAACAGTTAGTGATGAAAAGTTTGTAATGCCATTATTAATACCTACAACAAGCGAATAGGCCGAAGCTGCTGTAGTTGTGCTGCCAGATCCAATAATTAAATTTGAAAAACCGTCAACAGCCGTATTATTAAAACCAAATACAGCCGAATTAGATGCATCTACTACATTTGAACTACCTACAACAATTGATCCATTTCCATTCACTTGATTGCTTTCGCCTGTGGATAGTGATGCACTTCCATTTATAACATTGGAGATTCCAAATGCAGCAGATCCAGATCCATATACAGTTGTATTAACACCAGTAGCAATGGTTGCATATCCACCAGCGGTCACTGTATCACCTACAGCTATACTGTATATGGCGTCTGGTTCGGTAATACTATTATTACCAGCGAGTATAGAACTTTCACCTCTATTAGTTAGATTTTCACCAACAAGAAACACTGTCTCTCCACCGGCTACAATATTACCTCTACTTCCAACTATTAAAGATACATCCGTAGGATTGTAAGTTAACCCAACGTCAGCACCAAATGCCCCAGCCCCATCACTATTATACTGTATTTCATATTGACTACCAACTGCAGCTGCACTACCTCCAAAAACTGACGATGCGGTATATGCTACAAGACCCGTTTCACTATTATATGTTAATACATTAGATAGTGAAGTTTCTTCGCTAGATTGTGATAATATTAAATTTCCGACTATTTTAGTTGCCATATATTACGACCATTCTTGTTTAGTTATATAGCTAGAACCATTATGCGCTTGTAAAGACATTGTTCCGTTTGTAAGATTAAATCTCCAACTTCCGTTCGATCCACTGTTTCCAAAGTAGAATGAAGTGTCGTTTGCTGTATTGGCTGATCCACTTGCTATTGTCAAGCTTCCTGATGTTACAATGCTTCCGGAGTTAGATAATACACCTGATGGTACATCTAAGGTCATCTTTTTAGTTGATGCACCAAGAACGGAAGTGGTAGCATAATGCCACTCAAAATTACTTGGACCAACAGTATTTAATATTGAACTAATATGCTTTATGGATCTAGCAGAATCACCTACCGCGCCTGGATATGCCGCAAAATTTACGCCACCGGCAAAGTAGTTATTAACCGTACTACCCTTAGGTAAAGGCACTATTGCAGCCGTAGAGCCTGTGATACCATTACCTGCATTAATGGTGAGTATCGTATATGCTGAAGATCCATTATTGATATTGCTTATACTTATTGATTGATCGCTGTTTTGATTAGTGTGTACATTAAACGAACCACTCAACGTAGTTGATCCTGTAACAAGCAATGAACCAGTTAATCTAGCTCTATTATTTATATAATCAAAAGTAAAATTACTTGAACCACTAAAAGCAACTGAACCACTATTAAACTGAATCTCAGTATCAGATCCACCAGCTAATTTACCTACACCAGTTGTAAAGTGAGTTGAACCAGTATCTAGCGTAAGCGTTACATCTCCCGAAGCCCCTCCACCAGACATACCATTACCTGCAGTTACACCAGTGATATCTCCACCACCTCCACCACCTCCTCCGATGGAGCTAGTTGGTAAGTAATAAAGTTGACCGCTTGCTGTGTCTATTACAACTGCATTTACTTGTGATACGTTTGTAAGTGCTGGGAATTTAACACTGCCTGAGGATATTAGCGACCCAGTTATAATTACGTGATTTGTAGATTTATCGAATGTAAAATTATTAGATCCGCTAAATGTAGTAGAATCGTTAAATTGTATAGTTTTGTTGGCGCCACCTGGTGTAGTTGGTGGTCCACCACCAGATCCAGTATCAACTGTTAAACTAAACTGATTACTATTACCTTTTGTAAATGTAATAGTATTAGAACTTACAGAAGCTGTTAAAAGAGCTGTATCCGCGTGTGAAGCTGATGTTGCAAATGGTACTGTAATTGCACTACCTATTGGATTGCTTGCAGAGGTTAATCGTATTGTTGTACCTACAACGGATAAATCATCTGCTCCACCACCACCACCAGGACCACCCGTAGCATTTATTGTCACAGCACCCAATCCATTAACTGGGGATATTGTAACATTGGTGCCTGCTATAATTTGAGTTACACCTCCATTAATAGCGTATGATGCAGTACCAGTGAGTGTGCCACTGAAAGTGGGTGCTGTTAGTGTGTTTAAAACGGGATTATATCTTAAATCATTATCACTAAAAAGATCTGTATCGCCGGTAGCATTATCACCATAATATAAAAATTTATCACCACCAACAACTGGTGCAGCATTAATTTTTATCTGATCAGCGTCATCAGCTCTTAATGCTCTATTTGATAGTGAACTAGTTTCCGCATAAGAAGCAGAAATTGCTTTAAGTGCAAAGGATGAACTCAGTGCATAACTTGCTGATAAGGCATAAGAAGCAGATGTTGCAAATGAACTTGATATTGCAACAGAACTACTTACTGCATACGAACTCGATAAAGCATAACTAGCAGAAACAGCTATTGATGATGAAGTTGCAAATTTTACTGTCAATCCAGTACCTATCGGAGTACTACCAGAAAGTAAGCCTATCTGATTATTATCACTTCCAGTTAGTTGTATATTTGTTGCACCGCTACTATTGCCTAACGATGCAGTTAGTTGAATGGCTGTGGGTGTGTAGTTGACAGTTATATTTTGTCCAACTATTGGAACATATGACGCGGTTTCGGCCTGCTTAACGTATGATGCAGTAATCGCTTGTGATGCACTAGAAGCCCAACTTGCTGTACCAGCTAGATTGCCTCTAAAAGATCCGGTTGCAATTATACCAGTACCTGCTGAGAAACTCATACTTGGAGTTCCTTGGATCGTTGTAGCACTTGATATGTATGTAAACTCATTATTATTACCACTTAATGTAACAGCACCAGTTCCAGCTGATCCGGTATCAACACTCACTGTGATTTGTGATCCTGCGTAGGATATAGTTACGTGAGCTTGTGATGATGTTATATCAACATAGGATGCAGTAAGTGCATTATTGACTGAACTTGCACCAAGCGGACCAAATACATTAGAAGCTGTTACAAACGATGCAGTTAGCGCTAAACTTGCTGTTTGTGCTCTTGATGCACTAGTTGCAAAGCTTGCTGATACTACAAAGGAAGCTGTTTGAGCAAAAGATGAGCTTAGGGAGTAGCTTGAGGATATAACAAAGCTAGCTGTTTGTGCATAGGATGCACTAATAACAAAACTAGCTGTTTGTGCAAAAGATGAGCTCAGTGCATAACTTGATGATAACGCATAAGATGCTGATAATATTGAATTAGATCCATTAGGACCAAATACATTTGAACTTGTTACATACGACGCTGTATTAGCTACAGATGCTGATGTAGCTTGTATTGCATTAAGCGCCCAAGAAGCTGTACCAACAAAGGATGCGGTACCTGGTGTACCGTTTAAACTGCCGGTTATAATAACGTCAGACTGGCCAGATCCATTTAAGGCATCTAGTAGGTTTTTAACGTGTGTAGCTTGTACTATTTGATCCGTTACAATCGGATTGGTTGACCCGGAATTAACTAATGCCATGTTGCGTGTTTATCTTACTAATAAATATGCAGCATATCCAAATAAGAAAAGGTCACAACTAATTAAAGTTGCAACCTCTCCCATCATTGGCTCCGTGGAGCTGGCGGGACTCGAACCCGCGTCTTGCTCAGACAAATCCAAGGACTCATTCACAGGCTTAGTTCCTTTTGTAAAAAGAAACAAAACTAGAGTGTTTATAAGGCTACTTAAACAATCAAATTGTAGGCTATTTGTTAAAGTACAAATTACAAAAACAGTTCAAAGCACTTCTGTTGCTAGGCGTATGTGCACCGGCCTCTAGAAACTATGCTGCTAAAGCAAGCTCAGTTTCTGCTTCAAATACACGTGAAGTGATTGAAGTTGGGATACTCATCATATCCTCAGAGTTGATAGTTTTGCCGTTTATAGCGTGATAGGTAATTTAAGAGTTTCCATCTAACTCTGCCTGCATCATCTCAAAGAACACACCTGCCAATCGATACCTTGACAGCCCCAGTAAGTAAGGGAGTGGACCAAAACTCTCTCTAATAAAAAGATCCACTCCCTCATAATTGTAACTATGTTTAATATAGTTAAAAAGCTAATAATTTGCAACAGTTTTTTAAAAAACTTGAAGCGCAATAATAATAAAAGTTAATATGAGACTAATAATTGTTTTTAATGTTAATCCCTCACCCATCAACCAGTAAGTTAAAAAAGTAAAGACAATAATTCCACATGCAAATGTAAGTAATCTACCAGGCCAAACTGAACCTGTCAAGGCTTGAAAAGTCCAATCGGTTGCAACAATAAATAAGTAGCTGATTGGTATTCCAATTAGTGAAAGTAAGAATGGATGCTCCTTACACCACGGGCTTACAAACTGACCATTTATCTGAAACCAGGCTAGACCTTGGGCTATGAAATACAGCATTATTGCACCAAATAACAGCATTTTAGGGTGTTTAGTAACGATTTGCTTTAATGACATAAGGCTCTGTGTCTAATGTACGAATCTTGTATTTATTGATAAGAGACAAGTCATTTAGCTCATCAACTTTAATAATCCGATTAGTTTCATTGGTTTTTGGTGTATATGGAAAGTTTGTACCCTCATAATACACAGTACCTTCATAAGGATTAGAGTTGATTCTACGTGGACCTAAATAAGATCTGAAGTGATTAGGGGTTACCCGAGCCCAATTGTCGGGTTTGTATTCAACTTCCAGCTCAGCAGCTGTGTTGAATTCGTAACGGAGTTTGATAGTTCGAGCCATGATTAAAAACCTTTAGTATAAAGGTAATAAAAATTTTTCTAATTTACAACAGTTACCCTATAAAAAACTATTTCGCGAATACCAGGGGGTCTAAGGTACACTACCCTAGCTGTATATACATCTATCTGAGTATTACCTGGATCCCATGGTTCAACCTTATCGTGAATCAACTCACCCCAACGATTCCAAATAGTTAGCTCTTCTATTATGACATTCCAAGTCTTAGGAAACCACGTATTGTTAAATGTTCCATAAGGATGCACTGCATTAGGAGCATAGTAAGCCCAACCTTTACAGGAAGTTACTTTGAATGTAAATGTAGACTTGGTATTGCACAGTAGGTTTGGCTTAGCTGTGATTAAGACAACAGTGTATGTATTAGGCTGGAAGACTTCAAAGCTTATACTTTGTCCATAGGATGGTTGAAATAGTCCTTGGCTAGAAGTCCAAAGATACTCATACTCAGGATTGTAGTTTGTTATACTTAATGTGACTTTTTCCGGTTCATCACACAATTCAATTTCCGGAATACTTTGACCTACTAATCGACTTGATAGTAGAAAGATAAGTAAGAGGTTTATTAGCTTCACATAATAGTGCAGAACCTATCAAAGTTAGTCAATTTGAATGTTGCCTGGTTGTGGTGATGGCTCAACAGTTATGACACCGTTAGTAGTTGCACTACATCCATTTCCACCAGTTACAGTGTAGGTTATATTTGTAGTACCAGCAGCTGGGTTAAAAGTTGTACCAACTACACCATTTCCAGAGAATGTACCACCAGCTGGATTTGCATACTGAGTAAGATCAACTAACCCATTATCTCTACACACGGATGGTAAGTTTAATTGCGCTGTTGCGTTAATTACATTGATTGTACAGTTAACAAGAGTATCACATCCGAAAGCTGTTGCAACCACACAAGTAACAACGTAGGATTGCAACACACTACCCACAGAAGCAATGTTAATTACTGGAGTACCCTGCCCAACAAACCCTAACGCAGGTACAATAGACCAGTTATATGTGTAGCCTGGTTGTGGTGTAACAATCTGTGCAATTGCCGGTTGATCGATACATTTATTTACGGAACAAGCTTGACTGTATCCAAAGGAAGATACAAGCAATAGCAATAGTGAGAGGATGTAGTTTTTCATAGTAAGTCTTTTCTTATAATTATTGTAAGTTTATGGATACACTAAATATATAACCACTAGAAGTGCTAATATTTGTAGTACCAACAACAGGAATGCAGCCAGTATCAATCATTAAGGTTACGATGTAATTCCCAGTAGAATTGTATGTGTGTTGTGGATTTTGAAGATTGGATTGATTACCATCTCCAAAGTTCCATAAATAGGTATAATTTATAGGATTACACGGTTGAACCGGACTTATTGTATTGAATTGAAATGTGTTACAATTAAGTTGATTTGTATTAATTGTTGCAGTCTGTACATTATAATACGATGCAAAATTCGGAAGACCTATCCGTGAATTCCTTCCAGCTAAAGACACAGATAGGTCGGAATAACCACAACCTACACCAAGTATATTAGGATTGTTAATTACTGATAAACTAGTATTATTTCTCGCTACGTAGATCTTATTATCTGATCCTATCTGCAGACACCCAATAAACGGTCCTGCATTAGAAACAATGTACCTACTTGCTTGTATGTTAGGTGCACATAGATTGAATTGAAGAAGTAATCCACCGTTAGTTCCAGCATACAAAACTCTATTATTTGGCGAGAATTCAACACCATATAATCCTTGATCTGTTGCTATAGTTTGTGCATTACTCACAAAGCCGGTTGTAGCATTAAAGTCGTATATTTGAAGTATATTTGCACCTCCTGCAGGAGATCCGTAATAGCAAGCAGCAAGTTTTTTACCATCAGAACTTGCTTTAAGTTGGCCATAAGATGATTGGGTTATGCCGCTTGGAACTATGCCTGCTAGAGACCACGCTTGAATAGTTCCAACTCCAACATTATTTACACTCCAAGTCCTAAATGTATTGGTATTCCAATCATGTGAAACAACCCAAATATCAACATTATTACAGTGTCTAACAGCACATAATTTCTCGCAAGATGGCGCATACAAAGATATATTTTTTGTAGTTACAGCTCCAAGACCAAAGCTTAGGTTCATATCTACAATAGAATAACATATACCATTTGGTCCAGCATCATTATCTGATGTGAATATGTAGTATATATTGGTATTGCCAGGTTGTTTTACAATGATAGCAGATTGAGTTGATGATCCATCACCAAATAATCCAGTACCATTGGTCATAGTCAGATGGTTTCTATTCCACACTGTTACTCCATTGGTGTAGAATAATAAATTACCGCTACCGTTAGATATTGTAGCTACTCCTTCGATTGTAGTTAATGCACCGTCCGTAAGTGCAACCGGAGCTCCACTACTAAAGGTTACACCTGCATTTGAGCCGAAATACCAGTTATTAGACTCAAGCTGCCCAAAACAAAAAAAACTCCACAGTAGTAGAGCTTTTAATAATATTATTTTCATACTACATAACTGATTTTATATAAATATATACTACTATACCAATAAAAATAAAAAAAGGCAACAGTTATAAAACAGCTGCTTTCGATCAGAATTAAAACAATCTTTTAGGTTTTTCCTCTTCTATAAGGAATGTTAATAACCTCTTCAGTAGCTGGTAAAACAGCTGGATTTGGTAGGTCTTCAATAGGTGGATTGAGGTCGTTTTCAACCGTTGGAGTTACTTCCTCCCCCACCGTTTCTTCTACAATTATGTCTTTCTTTGCCATATTATTTTACTTCATTTAAAACTCTTCTTACATACTTTTTGATAGCTTCTTTAAGCTTCATTTCCTGGGGAGTTCTACGTGGTACAGTTGGACCGGATTCCATCTCCTCAGCTTTCTTTTTTAGCTTAGCCATAGTGGTTGATTTGGCACCTTGAGGCTTCTCATCAGCCACAACTAACCCCTTCATAAACCCGGCCGGAGCAATTCTTTCTAGCTCTGCATACTCCTCTTTTGTAAGCTCAACAAACTCATGTTCATTGTCGTTAAAACGGATGCGATAAAGCTTCTTTTCAGCCTTATTTTCGTCGGTTGAAACCTTATAATGATCGTATGGTTTCTCTTTAATTTTGTGTTTGGGATCCGGAGCAGGAGTAAGCTTGTTTGCCTCTAAAGCTTCGGATAAAACATCTCTTACAATTTTTTTAAGATCGTCATTTTTCATGCTTATAAATATGCTAAGGTTTTCTATAATCAATATCAAGACTAAGCGTTCTTGACTTCTGATACACGGTGTTTATTGTGTCTAAAGCTTCTAATTCAGGGAAGGGAAATCCGGTTAAATCATCACGTCTAGCCACTTTCGTTAGTGGTTGTTTTGCGTATTCTTCGGGTGTCATCATAACGTAACTATGCGTGCCATCCACGTAATAAATCTTATAAAGAGTCCGGTTAGGATCTTGTGGATATTCGATTTCTTTTAGTAAATCTAGCAGCTTTATCATGCTTATTTCTCGTCGTCAGGACCGAGATATTTACGGAAATTTGCCGCGTATTTCTTAGCTAATCTAGCCGCACTCAACTCATCCATTTTTACGTATAATTCAGCAATTTTATCGAGAATTTCCGCAAAACTATACCTCTCTACAAGATCGTTTAGAGGCTCAGTTCCTTCAATAGGATCAATACCTTGAGGCTCTGGTTCCGGCTCAGGCTCTGGCTGCTCAGCATCCACTGGTTCAGCCTCACCAATCGGCGAAACACCCGCTAATTCTTGCATTTTCATAACGGTCAAAGGCTTGAGTGTTACAAGCGCTTCCATCAGCTGTTTGTGTACTATATTTTGCATAATTAAGATATACTAATAAATATGGTAAGAAAAGGAAAATCCGGACTAGGTAGCGACACTTCGTCCGGATTTCTTAACTACAGCGGTCCTAAGCTGTACTCTTACTTCTTCGTTGAATCAATACAGGCTGGATTTGC